CGCGTACGACGAGAAGGAGTAGGCCATGCTGAACGAGGTGACCGTACGGGGGGGGTTCACCGCCCTCAACGTGAAGAGCGGCAAGTGCGTGCTGCAGTTTGAGCTGGACCCGAAGTTCCGTGACTTCATCCCCAAGCTGGTGGAGTTCACGGGGCAGATGCTCAACATCCACGTGTACGACGACCAGGAGGTGATGTTCGTGGATAGGGACACCGGTGAGGTCGCCTACGAGGACGCCCCGCTGCTTCTGCCGGGCGTCGCGGGCGAATGACCCCGATACAGCGCGCCATGTGCGACGAGTGCGCCGCCATGATGCGCGAGTTCTACAAGGACCCAGAGAACGAGAGGAAGTTCCAGGAATGGAAAAGATCAAGGGAAAGAGGGTGCGCGTCGCAGCCGGCAAGCGAAAGACGCGCACCGCAACGGTTCACTTCCGAACCGAGACCAGTGTAACACCCGAGCAGCGCCGCGAGAGGCTGCAGGCCGTTTTCGCCGCCCTGTTCGTCTGCGCGTGCATCGCCGCCACATGGGCGCTGGAGGCAACAGTATGGCCGAGGTAGACGCCAAGGCCCAGGCCCTCGTGGCCAAGGCGTGCGGCTGGGTTGCCTCGAACCCCGATACATGGGCGAAGCTGCGCCGCATCTGCTACCGCCTGATGCTGGAGGGCCACGTCATCCAGCGCGACAACGTGTACACCCTGGCGTGCCAGAACGGCATGACCGTGAGCGAGGCCAGCGAGTTCAAGCGCGACCACAACCTGTGGAGCGTGCTGTCCCGCTACATGGTGCTGCAGCGCCCCTCCATGCTGGCCGCCGTGAGCTTCCGCCGCACGCCGGTGGACTCCGTGGACCTGGTGGGCACGTGGGAGGCCATCGTGGGCCCAGCCGTTTTCGCCGCCTCCACGCTAACCGAGGCGCAGGGCATCTACGACAGGGGCGCGCAATGAGGTGCACCGTCACGGTCGAGGGCCGAATGCCGAGCCTGAACGACTACATCAGCGCCGAGCGCGCCAACCGCTACAAGGCGGCGGCCATGAAGAAGCGCGAGACGGCGCGCGTGAGGGCGGCGGCCATGCAGCAGCGCGCGCCGCGCTTCGAGCGCCGGGTGACCGTGCGCACCACGTTCTACGAGCCCGACATGCGCCGCGACGCCGACAACGTGGGCTTCGCGCGCAAGTTCGTGCTCGACGGCCTGGTGGCGGCGGGCGTAATCAAGGACGACTCCCGCAAGTACGTGGAGCAGTGCCCCGACAGGGTGCTCACCGACAGGGCGCGCCCCCGCGTGGTCGTGGAGGTGAGCGACGAGTGACCCGCCGAGACAAGGGCAGGCCACACAGGGCGTGGCGCAAGGCCGACCTCGACCGCATAGCCGAGCTGGCGGGAAAGGTGCCCGCCCGCGAGATTCGCCGCGAGCTGCGGCTGTCCAAGAACCAGTTGGATAACGCGCGGCGCGTGATCAACGCCAGCGGTGGCCACGTGTCCCTGCGCTGCTACCGCCACCGCCTGGAGCTGTGCCCGTCGTGCGGGTGCCGCAGGGCGACCCTCGGCAAGGACGGCATCTGCGAACCGTGCAGACGCCAGCAGCAGCTTGAGGCCATAGAGGCCCGCATAGCCGAGCTGCTGCCGAGGCTGACCGCAGAGGAGCGCCGCACCTACGAGCGCACCGAGTGCGGCCGAGAGAGCCGCGCCGACCCCATGCCGCAGGCCCCGGACACCTCGGGCATGAGCCGCTACGCCGCCGACAAGGCAGCAGAGGCGCACGACGAGGCCATGGAGCGGTGGCTGTGCCGTTACCTGTACCGCAGGGTCAAGGCGGCGCAGAAGCGCAAGGAGCGCATAGAGAAAAAAGTTCCGAAATCCTGAAAAGTTTTTATCACTTTTAGTTTTCCCAGTTAGGAGACCCAAATGCTCACGGAAATCATCAGCAAGACCGTCGCGGACAAGACGGTGGACAGCATCCTGAAGCGCATCGAGCGCGCCGTCCCCGTGCCCGAGCCGGGCGACGGCGGCTTCGACGCCGCCATGCGCCAGGCGTTCAACATGGGGGCCGCCTGCATGGCCGCGCAAATCAAGAACGGCCCCGTGCCCACCAAGCGCATCGCGCTCATGGGCGAGGTGGCCCGCGTGGCGTGCCGCGCCCGCCTGGTGGGCATGGAGTGCCGCGTGGTCGTAGACGAGGAGGCCCGCGCATGCAATCGCTAGAGGAGGTCGCGATCTGCGACGTGTACCCCTACGAGCGCGCCGACGGCGAGCCGATGAACCCGCGCGACTTCACCACCAGGGAGAGCGCCGAGCACATCGCGGGCCTGGCCGCGCAGTTCAAGGCCAACCGCCTCAACCCCGGCCAGCCCGTCATGAAGCCCATCCTGTACAAGGAGGGCGGCATCTACTGGATCATCGACGGCGAGTGCCGCGTGCGCGCCATGCGCTCCATCGGCACCGAGCGGTTCCTGGCCGAGGTCTACGACGACCTGGACGACGCCGAGCTGGCGCGCGTGGAGGCCGCCAAGGCCATGGTGGAGACCGACGCCAAGCTGGGGCTGACCGCCGAGGAGAAGTCGCGCGGCGTGCAGACCATGCTGGCGCTCGACATTCCCGACGAGGAGGTGGCCGTGGCCGCCCGCACCGACGCGGGCACCGTGGCCAAGGCGCGCCGCGCCGCCCGCAGGGTGCAGGACGCCGCCTACGACATGACGCTCGACCGCCTGGCCGCCATCGCCGAGTTCGAGGGCGACGACGAGGCCGTGGCCGAGCTGCGCGACTGCAAGCAGTCCGAATGGCAGCGCGTGTACGCGGGCCTGAAGGCCGAGGCCGAGCAGAGGCGCAACCGCGCCGAGGTGGTGGCGGTGCTTGCCGACGCGGGCGTCGAGTTCGTCGACGAATGCCCCGAGGGCTTCGCCGCATGCCGCACGTTTTCCGACTATCGCCCCGACCTGGCGGCGCTGGACGCCTACGTGGCCGACAACGCGGGCGCGGGGCTTCTGGCCGAGGAGACGTCGTTCGGCGTGACCCTGCTGGCACCGGTGGCCGAGGGGGCCGACGAGGCCGCACAGGCCGCAGCCCAGCGCAAGGCCGACTTCCAGGCCGCCTACGAGGACGGCGCGAAGGCCCGCCGCGAGTGGCTTGCCGCCCACGCGGGCGACCTCAAGTCGATGCGCCGCACGGCTCTGGCGCTGACCGCGTTCGCCATGGAGGCCGAGGCCGTGGAATCGTTCGAGGAGCTGCTGGGCCGACCCATCGACCGCACGCCCACCGAGCTGGCCGTGGCCATGGGCTGGCGGGCAGCGTGGAACATGAGCGGCTGGACGGCCTGGAGCCTCATGGAAGGCGGCAGCTCCGTGTACTTCAACCGAGCGACGGTCGAGAACGTGACCATCATCTACGAGGCCATGAAGGCCGACGGCTACGAGCCGAACGCGGCCGAGACGGAAACCTACGAGGCGTGCATGGCGCGCCTGGGAAGCGAGGAGTAAATGAGCGAAGCAGTTGAGGCCGAGATCATCGAGCCCGAGGAGGCGTCAGAGCTGACCGTGGCGTACTCCCCCGCCGTGATCGAGGCCAACTTCGACGCCCTGGAGGCGCACGTGCGCAGGCTGGTGGCCGACTACGAGGGCGCGACCTACGACATGGGCAAGGACGAGAACGTGAAGGCCGCCAAGCGCGACCGCGCCTACCTCAACGGCATCGCCAAGGAGATAGACGAGCGCCGCAAGGCCGTGAGCCGCGAGTACACGAAGCCCCTGGCCGCGTTCGAGGACAGGTGCAAGGCCGTGGCGGGCATCGCGAAGCAGGCAGCCGACGGCATCAAGGCGCAGCTGGACGAGGCCGAGGAGGAGCGCCAGCTGCACGCGTACGCCAAGCTGCGGGAGCACTACGAGGAGTTCGCCGGGCTGCTGGCCCCCGTCGTGCCCTATGAGCGTTTCCACGAGAAGCAGTGGACCAACAAGACCTTCGGCGAGGTGAAGGCATTCAAGGCCCTGGAGGCCAAGGTAGAGCGCCTGGCCCAGGACTGGGAAACCCTCAAGGCGCAGTTCCAGGGCGAGCCGTTCTACGACGAGGCCGAGCGCGAGCTGTTCGCCACCCTGGACCTGGGCGCGGCCATAACGGCGGCGCACAAGGCCGAGGAGGAGCGCCGGCGCATCGCCGAGCTGAAGGCGGCCATGGAGCCGGAACCCGTGGAAGAGCCCGAACCCGAACCCGAAGCGGTGTCCGAGCCTGCGGAATGCCAGCCCGCAGAGTTCCCGCAGCCGCTTGAGCAGATGCCCGAGCCGCAGCCCGCGCCCATGCCCGCCCCGGTGCCGCCAGCGCCGCCCGCACCGGCACCCGTGGCCATGGCGGGCGACCCGTGGACGGTCGTGGTGCCGTGCGCCACGCGCGAGCAGATGCAGGGCGTCGCGGCGGCCCTCAAGGCGCAGGGCGTCGTGGGCACCATCATGCACGGCACGGTGGGCCAGGTTTACGAGCGAATGAACGGAGGCTACTAGCATGACCCAGGAACAGCAGTCCATCGACCTCATGGCGGCCGTTGCCCGCGTGCAGCGCGCCGTGGTGGTGCCCAAGGCCAAGTACAACGCTTTCGGCAAGTTCAGCTACCGCAGCTACGAGGACATAGTGGCCGCGCTGAAGGAGCCGTGCGCCAAGGAGGGCCTGGCGTTCTTCATGACCGACGAGCTGGTGCAGATAGGCGACCGCTACTACGTGAAGTCCACGGCGTGCGTGTTCCCCGCCGAGGGCGGCGAGGGCCTGCTGCAGGTGAGCGCCTACGCCCGCGAGGACGAGCACAAGAAGGGCTCGGACGACGCCCAGGTGACCGGCATGGCGTCGAGCTACGCCCGCAAGTACGCGCTGTGCGGCGCGTTCGCCATCGACGGGCAGAGCGATCCCGACGCCATGGAGGAGCAGCCCGCGCACGAGGAGAAGCAGCCGCCCGCAGACGGCCCCTTCACGGCCCACTGCCGCAGCTGCGGGGCGCGCTACCAGTTCGCCAGCATGCCGCAGTACATGGAGTTCGTGGCCAACAGCCCGTGCTGCCCGCGCCCCGACTGGCAGGTGGAGTAGATGCAGGCGCTCACCGAGGAGCTGGACGAGCTGACCGACAGGCTGGAGGCCGAGCTGAAGACCTGCAAGGAGTCGGGCTGCCAGTACGCCGAGAACGAGGCCGAGTACCGCAAGGCCCTGCGCATCGCCATCCTGAACGAGCGCCAGAAGGGCACGCCCGTCACCATCATCGGCGACGTGTGCCGGGGCCAGGAGCAGATAGCGGAGGCCAAGCGCCGCCGCGACTGCTCCGAGGCCATCTACAAGGCCTCGCAGGAGGCCATCAACGTAATCAAACTGCGTATCCGCATGGTAGACGCGCAGATCACCCGCATCTGGAACAGCGGGGACGTAACCCAAGGAGGGTATCTATGAGCATCAACCGCGTGTGCATATCCGGCAACCTGACCCGCGACCCCGTGCTGCGCTCCACGTCTGGCGGCATGTCCGTGCTGTCCATGGGCGTGGCCGTCAACGACCGCCGCAAGAACCAGCAGACCGGGCAGTGGGAGGACTACCCGAACTTCGTGGACTGCACGCTGTTCGGCACCCGCGGCGAGAAGCTGGCGCAGTACCTCGCCAAAGGCAGCAAGGTGGCCATCGAGGGCAAGCTGCGCTACCGCAGCTGGAACGACCAGCAGACCGGCCAGAAGCGCAGCGCGCTGGAGGTCGTGGTGGACGAGCTGGAGTTCATGAGCAGCCAGCAACAGCAGCAGGGCTACGCGCCGCAGCAGTACGCGCCCCAGGCGGCCCCGCAAGCGCCGCAGGCCCGCACGTACGGCCAGGGACGCCCCGCCCCGGCACCTGCGCCGCAGCAGCCCGCCTACGCGCCGCAGCCGGCCACTCAGCAGGCGTACGCGCCACAGCAGCCCGCGCCGCAGCAGCAGGCCATGCCCGATCTGTACGACGAGGATATCCCGTTTTAGGGAAGGCGACGGCAACACTATGGGCATGGTTATACACGACGACTTCTGGGCGGCCGCGCAGGCCATGCCCGAGAAGCAGCGCGCGCCGTTCATCTACGCCATCGTCGAGTACCGGTTCACGGGCAAGGAGCCGCAGGGCAGCCCCGCGTGGCTGCCTACCTTCCTGGTGCTCAAGGGCAGGCTCGACATGGGCGACGAGAAGAGCGAGCGCGCAAGGAAGGCGGCCAACGCCCGCTGGGGCAACAGGCCGGGGAAGGAAGACGCGGTGGACGATGCGGCGGCACGGGCGCAAGCCGATGCGCAAGCACATGCGGGAGCATATGCGGATACAGATGCAGTCGCACATGCGCAAGCAGATGCGGATGCACATGCAGGCGCATCGAGTTGCGGCAATGCAGAGGTTGAGGTTGAGGTTGAGTATATAGATAACCCCTTAATCCCCTTTGACGAAATCGTGCATGCGCTCAACGAGGCAGCCGGCACCCGCTACCGCTCAAGCAGCGCCAAGACCCGCAGTCTGATACACGCCCGCTGGGCCGAGGGCTACCGCCTCCCCGACTTCCTGGCCGTCATCGACACGATGGCAGCCGAGTGGGCGGACGACCCGAAAATGGCCAAGTACCTGCGGCCCTCCACGCTGTTCTCGCCGAAGTTCGAGGACTACGTGAACCGCAGCCCGAGGACCCGGAAGGAGGCCGACGGCTATGCCGAGTACGACTGAGTGCCCCCACTGCGGGGCGCAGCTGGAGGTCCGCTACGTGGTGCTGGCTGGCCGCCGCACCTTCTGCGGCTGGAAGCCGTGCGGCTGCCCGGGTGCCGTGGCGGAGCGCGACGAGCGTTCGCGCCTTGAGGCCAGGGCCAAGGCCGAGGAGGCCGCAGCCAAACGCCGCCGGGCCTACGAGCGGGCCGGAATCAAGCCCCGCTTCATGACAGCCGCCTCCCCCATGGCCGAGGGCATTGCCGCGAAGGTTGAGCAAGGGCGCGGGGCGTACATCTGCGGCCCCGTGGGAACCGGCAAGACCCACCTGGCGAGCGCCGTGGCGCGGCTCCTGGTGGACGGCGGCACCAGCGTGAGGGTGACCGACATGCTGGGCGTGCTGGCCGCCATCAAGGGCACCTACGGCGGCGACGGCACCGAGGACGGCGTGCTGTCCAGGCTCTCCCGCGTGGGGTGCCTGGTGCTGGACGACCTGGGCAAGGAGTCCCCCACCGACTGGACGCTGGGGCAGGTGTTCCGCGTCGTGAACGACAGGTACGAGAACATGAGGCCCGTGGTCGTGACCACGCAGTACGGCAAGAGCGACCTCATACGCCGCCTGGCCAAGAACGGCGACGAGGAGACGGCGGTGGCCATCGTGAGCCGCCTGTCGGAGATGTGCGACAAGTACGAGCTGCAAGGCAAGGACAGGAGGCTATCGAATGGCAAACGTTGACACGCTGCCCGAGATCCTGCGCCCCCTCATGGAGGGGCCGAGCATCGAGACGCCCAGGTGCGCCGTGTGCGGCGCGCCGTGGCCGCTCAACCGCCACCACATCGTGAGGCGCGGGGCGGGCAAGCTGTTCCGCGACGGGCGCGAGGTTCCCAAGCCCACGGTGATGCTGTGCGGCAGCGGCAACGGCAGCGGCTGCCACGGGCTGGCGCACGCCAACCGGCTGCACTTCCGCTGGGTCAGGGCCGAGCAGAGGTTCAACCGCCCCGCCCCGTCGGGCTCGGGGCACTGGGAGTACCTGCTGCTGCCGGAACCGACCAAGTACGCGGATGCCCTGGCCATGGACGGCTGGGGGCGGCTGCCGAGGGGCAGGCGGTGCATGTGAGCGGGTACGAGCCTTCAAGCGGGTGGAACCTCCCGCCCGGGTGCTTCGAGTCCGACCCCAGGGCACCGTGGAACCGGCCCGACCCGTGGGAGGGCCGCACGTGCCGGGAGTGCCGCTTCTGCGGCCGCGTGCAGGGCGCTGGCGGCGAGGCCGTGTGCGCCCGCGACGCCATGACGGGCGGCGGCCCCGACGTGGAGGCGGTAGACGAGACAAGCGAGGCATGCGAGTGCTTCGAGTTCGAATAGGAGACGAAACGATGAAGAAGATCTACGCGGTGGCCACGGAGAGCGACGTGGTGCTGGCGTTCGAGAGCAGATCGGACGCAGACGAGTACGCAGGCGAGCACGACGGCATGGCGGTGCTGCCGGTGCCGTGCGTGGGGGCCTACGAGTACCCCAGCGAGAAGTCGGCCACCGACTGGGACCGAATCGCCGACGCTCTGCCGAAGGGAGGCGAGCAGGCATGAGGCTGTACATGTGCGCATGCGAACGCTGCGGCAAGGAAGTGCCGGCGACACTGGCGGGTTACGCCAAGATGGTGCTGAGGAACAGCGCGCGAATCGACGGCAAGGCAAGGGCCTTGTGCCCGGAGTGCGCCGAGAGCCTGCGGGCGTGGTTCCTCGCAGGCGCGGTGAAGCCGGAAGGAAGGGAGTAGCCATGGGAATCATCTGCGATACCTGCGGGCGCGATATCGACGCCCTGGGGCAGGACAACATGGGCGTAGACGCGCCGCTGTGCGAGGACTGCTGGGGCGAGCAGCAAATCCATACGGTAGCAGTGCCGCGTCGCGAGGCTCGCAACCTGAGGTTCGAGAACGCCCGACTGCGCGAAAAGCTGGACGCCGGAACCGAAGAGACGGCCGTGCAGAACCTGCGCAAGGGCATCGAGACGGCCTACGAGGCGAGCCGCGAGCGCGCCCTGGCGCTCACGAAACTGGACGAGTGCGAGTTGTGGCTGGGGCGCTGCGAGCCGAGGGTGACAGCGTCACCGACGCTCAAGGGCGCGGCCCAGGACGCCGCCATGCCTTGCCTCAAGGCCGAAGAGGCGCACGGTTTCGCGATGCCCGACGTGAACGTGGAGGTGAAGGCCGAGGTAACGGCCGAGAAGCTGGCCAAGAGCCTGCGCGAGGCCATGAAGCCGGCCATGCGGATGGCGGTGGAGTAGCCATGGAGCAGCAGACCGAGAAGCCGAAGCGCCGACCCAGTATCGAGGTGCGCTGCCCGAAGTGCGGCATGCGCGAGATCTGGCACCACCTGCCCAAGGGCGGCGACCGCTGCCGCTGGTGCGGTCACCTGTTCGAGGACTTCACCTACCGCAAGGTCGGGCCGAGCGCGAAGGAGGGGGCGCAATGACGAACTGGGAGCACCTTTTCGGCACGCCCGAGCGGGCCATCCACACGGAGACGGAGTTCCACTCGTGGCCCTTCTTCATCGCCGTGTATGAGACGAGCCGCATGAGCAGCTGCACTACCAGCAAGCGGCTGCTGGCCAGCTTCTGCGAGGAGGCCGACTACCTGGAATGGCTCAAGGCCGAGTACGACGACGGCACCGTCGAGTGGGAGGAGCGATGAAACGCCCGGGATGCAACTGGGGGTGCCTGCTGTTCATAGCGGCGGCAATCGCCATAGACGCGGCGGCCATCTACGCCATAAGGGCGCTGGCGCTCGGGCTCATGGCCGTGGCCGTGGCGGCGTGCGGATAGGGGCAACCGAATACGGAAACAGGCAGAGGGCCGTCCTTCGGGGCGGCCTTTTCCGTGCCCGGCGACACGCTTGCGACCATATGGGCCGAGAGATAGGAGACGCATGGCGAGAGGCGAGACATACGAGGAGTTCACGGCAAAGTTCGAGCCGAAAAGGACGACGGACGACTGCTACACCCCGCCCGAGGTGTACGACTGCGTGCTGCGGTGGGCGCACCGGGAGTACGGGTTCGACCTGGCGAAGGTGGCGCGCCCGTTCTATCCGGGCGGCGACTACGAGCGCGAGGAGTACCCGCAGGGCTGCACGGTGGTGGACAACCCGCCGTTCTCCATCCTGAGCAAGATCGTCAAGCACTACCAGGAGCGCGGCGTGGGCTTCTTCCTGTTCGCCCCCACCCTGACGTGCATGGGCATCCGCAACTGCTGCAAGGTCGTGACGGGCGTAGGCGTGGCGTACGCCAACGGCGCGAGCGTCAACACGTCGTTCGTGACGAACCTCGACCCCGCCCAGGCTCGCAGCGCGCCCGACCTGCGCTCCGAGCTGGATGCCGCGATAGAGCGCCTGCGCCGCGAGAAGGCCAAGGCGCTGCCGAAGTACGAGTACCCGGACGAGGTGCTGACCGCGCCCATGCTGGCGCGCTACTCCAAGTACGGCATCGACTTCCGCGTGGGGCCGCAGGAGTGCAGCTTCACGAGGGCGCTCGACGCGCAGCGCGTGCAGAACAAGGCGATATACGGCAGCGGCTACCTCATATCAGAGCGTGCAGCCGCAGAGCGTGCAGCCGCAGAGCGTGCAGCCGCAGAGCGTGCAGCCGCAGAGCGTGCAGCCGCAGAGCGTGCAGCCGCAGAGCGTGCAGCCGCAGAGCGTGCAGCCGCAGAGCGTTTCGCGCTTTCGCCGCGCGAGCGCGATGTGATCGCGTCGCTTGGCTAGCGCGAAACTAATCAGGAAGGAGGCCGCAGGTGCCCAAGAAGGACAAGCCGCTCACGGCGAAGCAGGAGGCGTTCGCCCGCGAGATGGCCAAGCCCCGCGCCAAGCAGCAGGACGCGTACCGCGCGGCCTACGACTGCAAGCGGATGAACTACAACTCGATAAGCTGCGCCGCCTCCAAGCTGATGCGCGACCCACGAATCGCGCACAGAATCCAGGAAATCCGCGACGCGGCCGCCAAGGACTGCCGCTGGGAGCTGCAGGACGCGGCCGCCCCGCTGTTCGAGGTGCTGGACGGCGCGCTGCCCATCTTCCGCCGCCAGGCGGCCGAGGGCAGCATCAACGGCGACGCGCGCCTGGCCATAACCGAGAGCGTGAAGCTGCTCAACGACATGTTCGGCGTGGACGGCGCGAAGGCCGCCATGGCGGAGGCGGGGGTGACCATCGTTGACGACCTCGGTTAGGCTCTCGGACGTCGTGGCCTCCGTGTTCGCCGGCGTGTGGCGCTCCATCAAGGCGCACGAGTTCACGCACTACTGGTTCAAGGGCGGGCGCAACTCCACCAAGTCGTCGTTCATATCCATCGCCATCGTGCTGCTGATCATGCTCAACCCGGAGGCCAACGCCGTCGTGCTGCGCAAGGTCGGCAACACGCTGCGCACGTCCGTGTACGAGCAGATAGGCTGGGCATGCGACGTGCTGGGCGTGGCGCACCTGTTCGACTTCGGCCTGTCCCCCATGGAGGTGACGTACCGCCCCACCGGGCAGGTCATACGCTTTGTGGGATGCGACAAGCCGAAGAAGCTGAAGTCCGCGAAGTTCCGCACCGGCTACTGCGCCGTGGTGTGGTTCGAGGAGGTAGACGAGTTCGACGGCATGGACGAGGTGCGCAGCGTGCTGGCCACGTTCCTGCGCGGCGGCGACATGTTCTGGGTGTTCTACAGCTACAACCCTCCCCGCTCGGCTCGCAACTGGGTGAACAAGGAGGCGCGCGACCTGGAGGCCCACCCGGGCGAGGACGGGCGCTTCATATGTCACACCACGTACCTGGACGTCATAGACGAGCACCCCGAGTGGATAAGCGTCGCGGCGCTGGCGGAGGCCGAGCGCAGCCGCCGCAAGACGCCCGACTCCTACCGCTGGCAATGGCTCGGCGAGGTCATCGGCACGGGCTCCGAGGTGTTCCCCGACGAGCTGCTGGACATACGCCCCATCACCGCGGAGGAGCGCGCGTCCATCGCCCTGCGCTCGTTCGGCGTGGACGCGGGCAGCGTGCACCCCTGGGTGTTCATGGAGGCGGGCTACGACGAGAACGAGCGCGTGCTGTACCTGCTGGACGAGGAGAGCCGCCAGGGAACCGAGGCCATCGACGTCAAGACCGCCGAGCTGGTGGCGGCCAAGCTGCAGGCGGCCGAGGACCCCGCCGCCGACGTGTGGTGCGACAGCGCGGCGCGCGGCATGATTCTCTACTACCAGGAGCAGGGCATTGGCGCGCAGAAGTCGCTCAAGCAGGGCCTGAACGCACCCAAGAACCGCATCAGGTGGATGCAGAACCTTACGCGCATAGTCATCGACCCCGACCGCTGCCCGCTCGCCGCCAAGGAGTTCCCCGAGTTCGAGTACGTGTCGAACGGGCAGGGCGACATAACCGAGACACTGCCGAAGGTGAACGACGACGCGATAGACGCGGCGGGCTACGCCGCAGGACTGTGGATAAGGAGCAACCTCTGATGGAGAAGCGAGGCAACACGGGCTACGCCGAGGCGTGGCTGCGCCGCATGGGATACCAGCCGGACACCCGCATGCAGGGCATGGTGGGCGTCTGGTTCGGCTGGTTCGCGGCGAACAACGGCTGGTACCACTACAGCGAGCGGCGCGGCTTCCGCGTGTACAAGCGCGAGCGCGCCAGCCTGCACCCGGCGGCGCTCGTGGCCGACGAGTGGGCCAGTCTGCTCATGAACGAGAGCACGATCATCTCCAGCACGAGCGACGAGCGCCGCGCCTGGATGGCGCGCTACTTCGCCAACCCCACGGCGACGGGCGGCGTCGGCGACGAGGGGCACGAGGACGGCCAGGCCGCGCCGCAGCCGACAGAGGACGGCGACGCGCCCACATCGTTCGCCATGGACAACGCCGACTTCATAGCCCGCGCGTTCGCCATGGGCACGGGCGCGTGGGTCATCGAGCCGCGAGGCGTGACCGACAGCGCCTACACGCCCGACGCCGAGCTGCGCATCGTGCGCTACGACGCCACGCAGATAGTCCCGCTCACGTGGAGCGCCGACGACTGCACGCAGTGCGCGTTCGTGGGCCGCGTGGAGGTCGCCGGGCGCGACTACGACCAGTGCCAGGCCCACGTGCTCAAGGGCGGCACCTACCACATCCTCACGCAGCTGTTCGACACCAAGACGCACAAGCAGGTGGCGGTCGAGGGCATCAGCGCCGACATGGACACGCATTGCACCCGCCCGCTGTTCAGCTTGGTTCGCCCCGCCGTGTCGAACCGCTTCTACGACTACTGCGCGATGGGCGCGAGCGTGTACTGCAACGCCGTGGGGGCCATGAAGGTGGTCGACGAGGCCGCCACCTCCCTGCTCGACCACATTCGCGTGGGCCGCCCGCGCACGTTCGTGGACAAGACCCTCATAGAGTCCAAGACCGACAAGGGGCCGGACGGCAGCCTCACGAAGACCTACTACGCCTTCGGCGAGGCCGACGACACCATCTTCAGCATGAACCCCGGCGACGAGGGGTCGGCCAAGATTCAGACCGTTCAGAGCGACCTCAAGGCCGACGAGAACGCCAGCGCCATCAACACGGGCCTGCGCCTGCTGTCGGTGGCGTGCGGCTTCGGCAACGGCTACTTCTCCTGGGAGTCGCACACGGGCCTGAAGACCGCCAAGGAGGTGGCGGCCGACAACTCGCAGCTGATGCGATCCATCCACCGGCACGAGAACGCCCTGCGCAAGTCCATCGTGCGCCTCGTGAACGGCATGGCCGACGCGTGCCGCAGCATCAAGGGCGAGGCCGTGCCCTACGGCGACGTCACCGTGGACTTCGACGACTCCATCATCAGCGACACGCAGAGCGCGCGCGAGATGGCCATGAGCGAGGTCGGCGCTGGCATCATGGCCCCGTGGGAGTACCGCCGCCGCTTCTACGGCGAGACCAGCAACGAGGCCAAGGCCAACGTGCCCGAGCAGCAGGCCGGCGCGTTCGACATGCTGGGCGACGGGCTCGCCTGATGCTGGGGCCGGACTACATAGAGCACTTCACCGACGCAGCGCAGGGGGCCATGGACGAATACACCCTGCGCCTGGTGTGCATCTACGCCGCGCTCATGGGCTCCATCGACTTCGAGGGCGACAGCGCCTACTCGCAGGCCGCCCGCAAGGCGGCGCTTGCCGCCAAGGACGTGCAGAAGGCCATGAACGAGGAGGGCCGCAGAGCCGCGCGCGAGGCTGCCAAGGCTGCGGCCGAGGCCGTGGCCAAGAGCGCCGAGGCCGACCTGGCCACGCTGGGCACGGCCATGGGCGCGCTGTCCAAGACGATGCAGTGGAGGCTGCACAACTCAGCGCGGGCCACGGCGGCGGGAGTGCAGGACGTCGTGAGCCGCGACAACCTGAAGATGCCCGCCAACGTGCAGCGCGCCTACCTCGAAGTCGTGGCGCAGGCCGTGGCTCGGGTGAACTCGGGCATGGCGGGCTACGAGCAGGCCACCCGCGAGGCCGTGCTGAAGCTGGCGCGGCGCGGCGTGTCCGTCGTGGACTACAAGAGCGGGGCGTGGGCGCAGGCGGACGTGGCCATGCGCCGCCACATTCGCACGCAGGCGGTGCAGGCCGGCAGCCGCAACACGCTGGAGCTGCTTGAAGAGACCGGGCACGACCTCGTGCAGACCTCCTCGCACGGCGGGGCGCGCGAGAGCCACGCCAAGTGGCAGGGCCGCGTGTTCAGCCTGTCGGGCAAGTCCAAGAAGTACCCGCCGTTCTACCGCGAGACGGGCTACGGCTCTGTCGATGGCCTGTGCGGCGCGAACTGCAAGCATGACTTCGGCATCTACGTGGAGGGCCAGCCGCTGCGCTACGAGCGCGACCCCGACGGAGGCGACGAGAAGCGCGAGAAGCGATACCAGGCCAGCCAACAGCAGCGCGCCATCGAGCGCGAGGTGCGCACCACGAGGCGCGAGGCCGCCGCGCTCGAAGCGGCTGGCATCGACAACACCAAGGAGCGCATAAAGCTGAGCAGACTCCAGCAGAAGCGCCGCGACCTCGTGACGAAGTACCCGCACCTGAACGCAGAGCACGGGCGCGAGAACCCCTACGAGACGGGCAGCAAGGTGTACGCCCTCACCCGCCAGAAGGTGAGCCGCACGGCCTACATGGCGCACCCGAACACCAAGGCGCTCATAGCCGAGGCAGGCGTGAGCCAGAAGCGCGTGGGCGAACTGGTCAAGGCCAGCGGCGATGGCTTCGAGCTGAAAACCGCAGCAGAGCGCCGCGCGGCGCTGGACAACGCCATCAAGCGCGCCAAGGCCGAGAAGGAACGCGACCGGCGCGTGGCGAACGCCGCAGCCATGGAGGTGCACGCAGACAAGCAGGCCAAGCACATCGCGGGCAGCCGCCAGCACGAGCAGTACGTTGCGAACCTGAAGCGCAAGGGCGGCGCGTACAAGGAGCCGAGCGGCATCACGGTGACGCTTGAGGAGGTGCGCGACCTCATAGCGAAGCATGCGGGCACGGGCACGGCGCAGACTACCAGAAGCGGCAAATGGAGCGGGCGCGAAACATGCGACGCCGGGCGTGTGATCGGCTACGTGATAGGCGATAATGGGGAGCACATACCGACGACGCGCTTCACCATCCACTACGCCGACGGCGACGTGCACATAGTCCCGACCAAACCAGAGGAGGCACAGCAATGAACCTGAGCGAAACGCTGAAATACTACGGCAAGCAGGTGCGGGTGACGTGCACCGACGGCGAGGAGTACCGGGGCAGGTACGACTGGTACCAAAGCGACGCCGAATCGCTAGACGAGCCCAATGCCATCGGCATAGAGGGCGCGGGCATCATCACCGAGATACCCATCGACGAGGTGGCGAGCATCGCCGCCCTGTAGCGAAGCAACGGCAACCGAACAGCGACACGGCATCAAGGCCGCCCACCACGGGCGGCCTTTTCTTTTGCCTGGCGACACCTCGGGGAAGATGCAGGCACGCGATGGGGCGGCGACAACATGCCCCGCACGCGACCACGGCGACAACGGTGGGCCATCCAAGCGCGCAGGGAAGCGCGACAACCAAACACGGAAGGAGCAAGCGATGGCTGAATACAACAAGCCCCAGGGAAACGAGGGCGGCGAAGGCCAGCAGACCGAGCCCCAGAAGGAGGTCGTGTCCTACGCGAAGTACAAGCGCGAGACCGACGAGTACCAGGAGCAGGTGAAGGCCCTCAAGGCCGAGCTGGAGCAGCGCGACAAGCAGATCGAGGAGTTCACCGCCAAGGCGGGCAACGCCGACGAGCTGCAGGCCGCGCTCGACAAGGCCAAGGCCGACAACGAGGCGTACAAGGCCGACGCCGAGAAGCGCGAGGCCGACATGCGCCGCGACTTCGCCATCGACACCAAGCTGGCGCAGATGGGGGCGCGCAACGCCAAGGCGGCGCGCGCGATCATCCCGAACATCGCTGACGCGAAGCTGGACGAGCAGGGCAACCTCACGGGCATCGACTTCGAGGCCCTGAAGAAGGATAACGCCTACATGTTCACCGACCAGCCCCGCGAGAGCGCGGGCGGCGACCCCAAGGGCGGCGCAGGCTCCGACGGCCTGGCCGACTTCCGCGCAGCTTTCGGACTCACCGACGGATCTTCAAAGGAGTAAATCATGCCAAACAGCATCGAACTGCCCAAGGGCTACGAGAACGTGCTCATGGAGGCGTACCGCAAGGAATCCCTGACCGCAGTGCTTGAGAGCGCCGCGCCGCAGGGCAACATCGCGCAGATGGAGCAGCTGGGCGAGTTCTACTATCCCGTCTACTCCATGGGCGGCCTGGGCGACGTGCAGGCCAACGGGCGACTGCCGCAGAACAGCGGCGCGTCCCTGACTTGGAAGCCCATCAGCGCCAACTACGACCGCGGCACCATCCTGGAAATCGACCAGAAAGTGGACGCCCAGTCCTTCAATCTGGCGTTCGGCAACGCCGCCGCGCACTTCAACCGCACCAAGGTGGTGCCCGAGGGAGACGCGTTCGTGTTCTCCACGCTGTGCGCAGGCACCGGCATCACCAAGGAGCAGAAGACCTACTCCGACGGCGCGGACATGCTCAAGGGCCTGAACGCCGCCATGTGCGACATGGACGAGAAGGAGGTGCCGGAAGAGGGCCGCGTGCTGTTCATCACCCCCACTCTGCTGGGTATGGTGAAGGACCTGGACACCACCAAGTCCCGAGAGGCGCTGGACGGCTTCTCCTCCATCGTGAAGGTGCCGCAGTCCCGCTTCTACAGCGCCATCGACCTTTTGGACGGCACCACCAAGGACGAGGAGATCGGCCACTACAAGAAGGGCACCGGCGCGGTGGACATGAACTTCCTCATCGTCCACAAGGACGCCGTGGTGCTGCGCTGGAACTTCGCGCACGGCAAGGTCATCGACGCCGAAGACAACCAGCAGGGCTTCGGCCACCTGTTCAAGTACCGCAAGTACGGCGTGTGCGGCGTCCGCGAGAACCTGGCGCACTACATCACCGCAGGCATGAAGGCCGCGTAGGAAGGAGGCGCGACATGCGCACCGTTGGACTGGCCTTCGAGAAGGAGGCCCCGAAGAAGGCCAAGCCCGCCAAGGGCAAGGCAGAAAAGCCCGAGGCGAAGGCCGCAGACGAGCAGCCCGCCAAGGGCAAGGCGGAAAAGCCCGAGGCGGCCGAGGACGATGGAAACTAGAGCCCCGACCCACGAGGACTACCTGGCAGCCGGGCGCGGGGAGCTGTCCGCCGAGGAGTTCAAGGCGGCGCTCCCCCACGCCACGGCAGCCGTGCGCGACCTGATCTTCCCCAACGAGCCGGACGGCTCCGAGGAGTGGGCGCGCGCGGTCATGGCGGCCTGCGAGGTCGACGCCGCATACGGATGCTCGGGCGGCATCATGGAGGGCGGCGGCTTTACCGTCGGCTCGTTCTCGTGGAACCCCGGTACCGAAGGGGCCAGCACCTACCGCAGCGACATGGAGGCCGCCGTCCGCCGCGAGCTGCTTGGAACGCCGCTGCTCTACGCGGGCATCGGGGGTACCAGATGATGCGGGTGCCGCGCTCGGCGCGGCCCTCCACCATGTCCGTCAAGGTGCCCAGGGAGGGCGGCTACGGCGGCGAGTTCGAGCAGCCCGTCGAGGTGCGCCGCGTGCGCTTCGAGCCCGTCTCGGCGTGGCTCGTGCGCGAGTACGCCCTGGGCGACGGCGCGCAGGGCCTCGTGATAGCAGACGGCGCGGACAGCCCCGGCATGTTCGACGTGCCCGTGGGCAGCCGCGTGAGCATCGACGGGGGCGAGTGGATGAACGTGGCGAGGTGCACGCCCCGCCGCGCGTTCGGCACCCGTCCCCACCACTGGGAACTGGAGGTGAGGTAGCCATGCCCGCAGCAGTTACGGTCGACCTGACCAAGCTCATGAAGCGTTTCAGCGCGAAGGAGCTGGAGGCCAAGCAGGTGAAGTTCGCCATGAGTGTGGCCGAGGACATGAACGCGTTCACGCCAGAGGACACCAAGCGCATGCACAACTCCATGCAGGCCGCCTCCGACTTCAGGCAGGGCCTCGTCATATGGGACGCCGACTACGCCGCCTACGTGCGCGACCTGCCCGACAGCTCCATCAAGCACGGCAAGAACCCGAGGGCCAAGGCCGACTGGCCGAAGGCCGCGAAGGAAGCGCACGGCGAGGACTGGGAGCGCCTGGCCGTCGACCTCCTGACCGAGGGGGCGTGACATGGTCCCGGACGTGATGGAGGCGGCGAAGGCCGCCATAGAGGCCCTGGGCTACGGCCCGGTGCTCCTCACCCGCCTGGCAGCATCGCGCGGCCACGACGACGCGGTGGTGCTGCGGCCCATGCCCACCACCGACGTGGTGCGCCACATGGACGGCACCCGCCGCGTGGGATACGTGCTGCAGGTCATCGTGAAGGACACCTCCGAGGCCAAGGCCATGGGCGACGCCTACGACCTGGCCGACGCGCTGGACGGGGCCGACCTGTCCTCGCCCACAGGCTCCTACGGCTTCACGAGCGCGTCGCTGTACACCGAGCCGCAGGAGATAACGCCGCCCGAGGGCGGGCCGTACCTGTGGGAGTTCCGAATCAAAGCGACCATAACCATAGAGAAGGGATAACGATGGCAAAGAAACAAGACCTGGGCTTCGCGCCCAACTACATGAGCGCGCTGGAGATCGACACCACGCCAGACGCGGCCAGCCCCACGTGGGCCATCTTCTCGCGCGGCATCACCGAGGTGAAGCCGACCACCAACGAGACCACCGAGACCAAGGACTACTACGACGGCTACGGCACTCCCACCGACAAGGTGAAGAGCGTGCAGCCGCAGTACGAGGTCACAGGCGACCGCTGCTACGGCGACCCCGCGCAGGACTTCGTTGCCAGCCTGGCGCTTGAGACCGGCGAGGGCCGCACGGGCCACTTCCGCCACACCGACCCCAACGGCGACGTGGTGGAGGGCGACTGCACCTACCTGGGCCTGACCGTCGGCTCGCAGCAGGGCGCGGCGTCCGACCCCGGCGCGTTCTCCTGCACAATCTCGGGCGCTGGCGCTATGCGCTACATCCCCGCCAACAAGCTCAAGCAGCCCACGGGCGTCACCTGCACCGCGCCGACCGGCCCGGCCGTGGGCAAGTCCATGAAGCTCGCGCCGACCGTCACGCCCGCCGAGGCGAACGCCAAGTGCTTCTTCGCATCGGGCAACACCGACGTGGCCACCGTCGACAGCGACGGCAACGTGACGGGTGTGGTCGCAGGCGAGGCGGTCATCACCGTGCGCTGCGCGTCCAAGCCGAGCATCTGCACGCAGGTGAAGGTCACCGTGGCGGCGAAGTAGCCGCAGGCGACACCAGACATAACCTCCTGGACATGGGGGCGCGGGCTAGTGAGCGGCCCGCGCCCCTTTTCTATGCCCGACGCTCACCGCTCACGAAAGGGGCAACAAATGGAACTTCTGAAAAACATCCGCGCGTACGAGGACGTGTTCTTCGAGGACCCCGAGGAGAACCCCGACACGCCGCGCTTCCGCGTGTGGTTCGACGACAAGCACATCGAGGAGTACCTGGCCAAGGTCGGCAACGCCATCGACCGCGCGCAGGCCAACGAGCAGATGGCCCGCGAGGCCGACACCCCCGAGAAGGCGGCCGAGGCCAACGCCGCGCAGGCCCGCCTCATGAAGCGCAGCAT